GAATAGGGAAAGGAGGCCCGATATCGCGCTAGCGACAGACAAAATGCGGAGTGCGGAATCTTTATAACCAGAACGGGATAGCAGATGCCTCGAGCGAGTAATGGAAAGCTGGTTTCCAAGTCCGAGCTCTGCCTGTTCTGGGGCGTGACGGCGCCGACTATTGACGCCTGGGTCGGAAAGGGGATGCCGGTCGCCGAGAAAGGCGGTCGCGGAAAACCGTACAAGTTCAACTCTGCGGTCTGTTTTGACTGGCGGATCGAGCACGAGCGAGAGCTTCTGTCCCAGGCTGCGCAACATTCGCCGACCGCAGATCTGAACAACGAGATCAACCGGCACAAGCTGCGCAAGGCGAAGCTGGATGCTGACCTGGCCGAAGGCCGGGCCTTGCCGGCAGAGGAAGTGATCGCCGGATGGGAAGCGGTTGTCGCGCTGTTCAAGCGGCGCATCCGCGCCATCCCGTCAAAAATTGCACCGCGGCTATCGGCCGTGAAGACGACCGTCGAGCGTCAAGCGATCGTGAGCGCGGAGCTGGACAATGCGCTGACCGAGCTCTCGGAGGCAGAGCCGGTAGAGGTCAGGGAATCAGATGACACGTTCGACGGTGACCTCTTCGGATACGATGGAGAGGCTGAAGCTGCCGGTCAGTCTGTCGGCCCGAACGGCAAGGGCTCTGCGCCGGTCGCTAAAGGTGGCAAGGCCGCCGGCGCGGCTAACGGTGTCGCAGTGGGCTGACCGGTACCGCCGTCTCAGTCCCGAGGCCAGTGCCGAGCCGGGCCGTTGGGATACCGACCGCGCGCCCTATCAGCGCGCGATCATGGACGCGATCTCGGATCCGGCGATCCGGCGCATCGTCGTCATGAAGTCCAGTCAGATTGGCTGGACTGAAATCATTCTGAACGCGCTCGGCTATTACATGCATCAGGACCCCGGCCCGGTCTTGCTGATGCAGCCCACGCTGGAAACCGCCAGCAAGTTCTCGAAGAACCGTTTGGCCCCGATGGTGCGCGATACGCCCGAGCTGAGCCGCCTGGTTCAGCCAGCGCGTGCCCGCGACAGCGGCAACACGTTGCTGGTGAAAGAGTTTCCGGGAGGGCACGTCACGATTGTCGGGGCGAATGCGCCTTCGGCTCTGGCGTCGACGCCGATCCGTATTGTGCTGTGCGACGAGATTGACCGGTATCCGGTGTCATCGGGCATGGAAGGCGATCCGATATCGCTCGCTCAAAAGCGCCAGGAGACCTACTGGAATCGCAAGATGCTGGTCGGCTCGACCCCGACGATCAAAGGTCTGTCACCGGTTGAAGCCGAGTTCGCGGCGAGCGATCAGCGTTATCTGTTTGTCCCTTGTCCGCATTGCGGTGAGGAGCAGACGCTCAAATGGCCGCAAGTGACCTGGGAGAAAACCGAAGACGGCGATCACATCCCGGAAAGCGCACTGTACACATGCGAGCACTGCGGCGCGCTCTGGGATGATGTCGAACGATGGAATGCAGTGAAACTGGCCGCCGACAACAACAACTGGCGCGCGTCCCGGCCGTTTGACGGCATAGCGGGCTTTCACATCAATGCGCTTTATTCGCCTTTCTTCGAGCTGGCGCGCGGCGCGCGGGATTTCCTGGAGGCCAAGGACCGTCCCGAAAAGCTGCAGGTCTTCGTCAACACGGTGCTGGGCGAAAGCTGGGAAGAGAGTGCGGCCCGGGTAAACCAGCACGAGCTGGCCGACCGGCGAGAGAATTACAGCTGGCAGGATATCCCTTCATCCGCGCTCGTCCTGACGGCCGGTATCGATGTCCAGGATGATCGGCTGGAGCTGGAGATCGTGGGCTGGGCGGCAGGGGAGCAATCGCTTGGCGTCCGGTACGAAGTCATCCACGGAGATCCAGCCGGCATGGATGTCTGGGATCAGCTCGAGCGGATGCTTTTCCAGCTCTATCAGCTGCGGGATAATCGGCAGCTTCGCGTCTCGGCGGCCTGTATCGATGCGGGCGGCCACCATGGCGACAGCGTCTATCGCTTTGCCAACCGCCATTGGCGTTCGGGTGTTCGCGCTATTCGGGGCCGGGGCGGGGCCCACATGGTGTGGCCGAAGCGCGCCAGCAAGGCCAAGGGGAACAATACGGTCTTCATGGTCGGCGTCGATACCGCCAAGGATACGGTCTATGGCCGGTTGCGTTTTGGAGAACCCGGCCCGGGCTATTGCCGGTTCCCGAATGACTATGACGAACAATACTTTGCGCAACTGACGGCGGAACGCCGGGTGCAGACCACGGTTAATGGCCGTCCGGTCATCAAGTGGATATGTCCACCCGGGAAGCGGAATGAGGCGCTTGACTGCCGTGTCTATGCCTATGCGGCGTTCAAGAGTCTGAATGTCGAGCTGCCTCCGTTCGAGGCCGGAATTGAGGACGGCGAATCCTTCGGGCCGCAAAGCTTGGATCCGGCGCCGGCACCGCCACAGCCAGTGCAGCGTCCCGGAAAGCGCACCGCCCGCAGGGTCAATCGAATAACAGGCCGGGAGAAGTGGATCTGATGGCTGATTTTACGCAAGCCGACCTTGATGCATTGAACGATGCCATCGCCACGGGTGCGCGGCGGGTCAGCTATAATGGCCAGTCCGTTGAATACCGGGATTTGAACGAGATGCTGCGCGCCCGGCAAATGATCCGCAATGCGCTTGGCGTCACCAAGACAACACGCACATCGCGGGCCGCCTTCAAGCGGGGGACAGAATGAACCTGCTGGATCGCGTGATTAGCTATGTGTCGCCAGATATCGGCCGCCGCCGGGCGGCGAACCGGCTGGCCATGGAATACATGTCCGGTCAAAGGAATTTCGACGGCGCGACGCGTGGCCGCCGCGGTGCCAACTGGCGCGCGCCGGGTACATCCGCCAATGCCGCTGCCCTGCCGCAGGTTCAAACGCTTCGCGACAGATCGCGGGATCTCATTCGCAACGATCCGTTCGCCAAGCGAGGCAAGGAAGCCTGGGTCGATAACGCTGTCGGATCCGGCATCGTCCCGACTCCGGACACCGGCGTTGACAAGCTCGATCGGCAGATCGCCGAAGCCTGGGAGGAATTTGCGCAATCGTGTGACGCCGAGGACGGCGGTGACTTCTATGCCCTGCAGGCGCTGGCTTGTGGCACCATTGTCGAGTCCGGCGATGTCCTGACGCGCCGCCGCCGCCGCCGGTCAAGTGACGGTTTTGCCATTCCATTGCAGCTGCAGCTCATGGAGCCGGACCACCTCGACACAATCAAACAGTCGCAGGGCGGCAATCGGGTCATATCCGGCATTGAGCTGGATGCTCTGAACCGCCGGCAAGCCTATCATGTAATGCCCGATCATCCGGGTGAGACATCGCCGGTTCTGCGCGGCCTGCGAACGCAAAGCGTCCGCATACCGGCGGACCAGATTGCACATGTCTATCGCAAGACCCGTCCCGGTCAGCTTCTCGGCGTGCCCTGGCTGGCCCCGGTCATGCTCGATATTCGCGACCTCGGGGATTATGATCAGGCGGAACTGGTCCGGAAAAAGATCGAGGCCTGTTTGGCGGTTTTCGTCACGTCTCAGGACGGTGAAGATCCGCGCCTTCTAGGGGCCGAAACGACAGATGATGACGGCTACCGGATCGAAACGCTCGAGCCGGGCATGATTGAATATCTGCAACCGGGTGAAGACGTGAAGACGGCAACGCCGCAGCCATCGGCCGGCTATGAGGGCTTTGTCCGTCAGCGCCTGCACAAGATCGCGATCGGGCTGGAGATGCCCTACATCGTCCTGACCGGAGATGTGAGCCAGGTAAACTATTCCTCGTTCAAGGCGGGCAATATCCAGTTCCAGGCGACAGTCCGGCGCTTTCAGCGGCATACGCTTGTGCCCTGCTGGTGTCAGCCGGTCTGGCGGTGGTTTATCGACTCGGCCTTTGCGGCCGGCCGGATCAGAAGTCCGGTATCAAGAGTGCGCTGGACCTTCCCGGCGTTCGAATCTGTCGACCGGCAGAAGGAAGCCCTCGCGGACCTGATCGAGGTCCGCATGGGTAAAGTGACCATGCAGGAAGTGATCCGCCGCGCGGCCGGAGATCCGGACCGTGTTCTGGCAGATTTGAAGAAGTGGTCCGACGAAATCGACGATCGTGAGCTGATCCTCGATAGCGACCCGCGCAAGGTCACGCGCGCCGGTGTCGGTCAATTCAGTGATCCGCGTCTGCTGGACGGGGAAACGCCGGACACTGATCGGCAAGACCAGTAAAAAATTGGAGAATTCCCATGCCTGATAGTGCGAACGCTGCGTCGCAGCGGCACGATTCTGTGACTGTGAACATACCGGAGCTGGATCTGCGCGCTGCCGTGCGGGCTGACAGCGTCAATGAAGAGGCGCGGACCGTCGAACTGGTCTTTACCAGAGGCGCACGGGTGAAACGTCGCGTCTGGACAGATTGCGGCGTACGCGAGTTCTACGAAGAACTGGAAGTATCGGAGCAGGCGATCCGGATGGACCGCCTGAACAATGGTGCCCCCTTTCTGAATACGCACATGCGCTGGACCACCGAAGACGTGCTGGGTGTTGTCGAACGCGCCTGGATCGACGGTGATGAAGGCCGCGCCCTGGTCCGTTTTTCAAAGCGTGAAGAGGCCGAGAAGGTCTGGAATGATGTCAAGGACGGCATCCTTCGAAACGTCTCTGTTGGCTATCTGGTTCACCGCTACGAGGTGGATGAGGAGCAATCGGATCTGCCCGTTCACCGGGCAATTGACTGGGAACCGATCGAGATCTCTGTGGTCCCGGTCGGCGCGGATGGAGAAGCAGGCTTCCGCGCCCAGGAGAGAAGCTCGACCTGCGTTCTGACCCGGGCCGACGCCCATTCCTCTGACAAGGAGACTGACATGCCGAAAAATACCGGCACCCAGGCGGGCGATCAGGCCCGCAACACCGCCGCCGCTGAAAACACAGATGCGGGCAACTCGGCGGAATTGAACGCACGCGGTGCGTTGAATTCCAGCGAACAGACGTCCGGCAACCCTGACAACGGGGCGGTGGAACGCCGCGCCATTGCCGGTGAACGCCAGCGCGCGGAAGACATCCGTTCTGCCGGTGCGAAGTTGCGCATTGCCTCCGATGATATCGATCAGGCAGTTAAGGATGGCCTGTCGGTAGATCAGGCCCGCGCGCGCTTCATCGACCTGATGGCAGATCGCGATGACGCCAACGGTTCTGAAACGGAAACGCGCGGCCAGGCCCGCATTGTCCGCGATGAAGTCGATACCCGCCGGAGCGCTGTTGAGAACGCAATGCTTCACCGGATGGCCCCGGCGCGCGAGGAGCTCTCCGACGCGGGCCGTGAATATCGCGGCATGTCGCTTCTCGAGATCGGCCGTACCCTGCAGGAAGCGCGCGGCGTGTCCACACGGGGCATGGGCCGGATGGAACTGGCCGGCGCGATGGTGCGCTCGGACCAGTCGACCAGCGATTTCCCGTATATCCTGGCCAATGTCGCAAACAAGCGTCTGCGGATGGCGTATGAGGCGGCCCCGCGCACCTTCCTGCCTATCGTCAACGAGACCACCCAGCCGGACTTCAAGACGGTCAGCGTCACCCAGCTGGGCAACGCCCCGGCTCTGGTCGAGATTCCGGAGGGCGCGGAATACAAGACCGGCACGTTCGGTGAAAGCCGCGAACAATACGCTCTGGTCACCTATGGCCGGGTTGTGCGGATGACGCGCCAGATGATCATCAATGATGACCTGAATGCATTCGCGCGCATTCTGTCGGGCTTTGGTGCATCGGCCGCCAATCTCGAAAGTGATATCGTCTGGGGCATCATCACGGCCAACGCCGCGCTCGCGGATGGAACGGCACTGTTCCATGCCGATCACGGCAATCTGGCGACCGCCGGCGCGATCAGCGTTGCAAATCTCGGCGCGGCTCGTGCCCTGATGCGCAAGCAGACAGCGCTCGATAATGCGACCCTGCTCAATCTGGAACCGCGCTATCTCGCGGCACCGGCCGAGCTCGAGACTGTCGCGCTCCAGTATACGCGCCAGACCTCCATCGTCACGGATCCGGCGAACCAGAACGTCTACGCCAATTCGATGGATCCGATCATCGAGCCGCGCCTGGCCTCGCTGTCGGGTGGCTCGGCGGATGACTGGTATCTGTTCGCAGATCCGAACCGGATCGACACGATCGAAGTGGCTCGCCTGGAAGGCGAAGCCGGCGTGCAGACCGAGATGAAGCAGTCGTTCGAGACGGACGGCGTTGCCATCAAGGCCCGCAATGACTTCGCCGCCAAGGCCATTGACCACCGTGGCATGGTGAAAAACCCGGGCTCCTAGTCCACCCCCGGCCTGAACCCAGGCCTTTCTGATGTGCCGGGGCGTTAGCCCCGGCACACCTTTCCCGCCGAGGCGGATTTCTCCAACCAAGGACTGACAAATGCAAAACCATGTTCAGGCGGGCGACCGCCTTACCGTGACGGCACCGGCAGCGGTGTCGGCCGGTGATTTCGTCAAGGTCGGTATGATCGGCGGCGTAGCACTGGCCGATGCGGCCAGTGGCGCCGATGTGGTCATCCAGACCAGCGGTGTTTTCACCTTGCCGAAAACCTCGGCCCTCGCCATCTCCATCGGCGATTCCCTGTATTGGGATGTGGCCGAGGCGGCTTTCAACAAGACCGCGGCCAGCAACTTCTTCTATGGCCACGCCGTTTCGGCAGCGGCCAATCCGTCCGCGACCGTCGATGTCTATCTTTCGGGTCAATTCCCGGAAGCCGCAGGCTCCTAAACCATGGCAGGCCGTGTATTCCGCGGCCTGCCGCGTGCCTTTCAGTCGGCGCTTGGCGAGGCCATCACCTATACGCCTGCGGGCGGCGACGCCGAGACACTGAGCGGCGTGTTCACGCAGGACTACTACGCGCCGGTTGAAGGCGGCGAAGTGCGCGTGGAAAGCGCGTCGCCGGCTGTTTCATTGCCGTCTTCGGACGTGCCATCGGCAGCGCAGGGCGATGCCGTCAATGTTGACGGAACAGATTACAAGGTGGTCACGGTTCAGCCGGACGGTATGGGCATGACCGCCCTGATACTGCGGGAGGCGTAAGATCATGGCAGAGCATGTCCGCCAGCTCGTTCGCGCCCGCGTTCGCGACCAGGTGACCGGTCTGACAACGACCGGGGCGAATGTGTTCGAAAACCGGAAAGACCCGTTGCCGCCCAGCTCGCTTCCAGCGTTGAACCTGACGCTCGGCGAAGAAAGCATCGAGCGGCTGTCCAAGGATGGCCGCCAGCGCCGGTATGTCGAAGTCAATGTCGATCTGGTTGCGGATGCTGGCGAAGAGGCTTCCGAGGCGGTCGAGGATATCATTGACCGGATGATGGCAGAGGTCGAGCAGGCGCTCTGGTTTCATGCTCCGCGCGCCAATGTCACCGCAGTCGGTTTCGACGCGACCGACACAAGTTTTGATGCGATTAGCTGGACCTTTGATCAGGATGATAGCGGGGCCTGGGGCCCGGGTCTGATCAAGGATATCCAGCCGCGCGCCCTTTCAGAGAATTATGACGCGTCCGGGCGCAAGACGACCGGGCAGCACAGGCTGGTCTTTCTGGCCGAGTACCACACGCGGGAAGGCGCTCCGGCGTCCCCGCTCCCCTGATTACAACTGCCAGCAAGGAGTAAAGGCATGGCAACGCATCATGGTAAGGAAGGCGTCGTCAAGATCGGTTCCAATTCGGCCGCCGAAATTGTCGACTTCAATCTCGACGAAAACGCCGCCGTAGTCGACGATAGCGCCAAGGGCGATGACTGGGACTCGCATCTTGTGGGCCGCAACAGCTGGTCGGGCTCGGCCACGGCGCATTGGGATCCGTCGGATACGAATGGCCAGGAGGCCCTGACGGTTGGCGCATCAGTCTCGCTGGTGCTTTACCCGTCCGGTGCCACCACGGGCGACAGGAAGGCCTCTGGTACGGCGACCGTCACCCGGGTTGGCGTGTCATCGCCGCTGGAAGGTGTGGTCCAGCGGACGTTTGACTTCCAGGGCAATGGTGCTTTGGCCTGGGCGACAGAAAGCTAGACATGGCGGCAGAACAGACAGCGGCCCAGGCGCTCGGCGCGGAATTCCTCGCCTGTGCCCGGGACCGCTACCGCGACAAGCTGATACGGATAGAAGTCCCTGATTTTGGCAAGGAGGGGCTGCCGGTACCGGTGGTCTATGCCCGCCCGCTAACAACTGCGGACCGTTCGGCCCTGCTTGCCAAGGCCAGCGATGATCCATTCGAGCAGGCGGTTCATATCGTTCAGCGGCATGCACTGGACGAGAATGGCGACCCGCTGTTCACAGTCGAGGATCTCCGGACGCTGAGAAAACAGGTCCGCGGCGAAATGGTGGAAAGCCTCGCCGCCCGGATCAATGCCGAGCTGGGCTACGAAGCCGCAAAAAAAAAATTGAAGACGACCCCGACCTCGTCTTCCGAATGATGTTGGCAGAGCGCTTCGGGCGAACGCTGGAAGAGCTTGATGCCACCATGACGCTCAATGAAATCAGCCTGTGGGTGGCGCTCGAGGAGAAGCGCGCCGCCAGCCGTGGCTAATATCTGACAGGATCGCGCCATGGCCCTTGGGCTGCCGGAAGATTTCCGTTTCAATATCTTTGCACGGGACCGGAGCGGCCCCGCCTGGCGCGGTGTCCGCCAGAGCGCGGCCGGCGCGTCGCGGGCCGTGATGGGATTCATGCGGTCGTTCGGGCCGTTGCTCGGCGTAAGTGGTGTGGCAGGCCTCGGCGCGATTACAGCGCAGGCGCTGGATACGGCGGAAGCACTGGAATCCGCAAGTGACCGCGTCGGCCTGACCGTCGAGCAGCTGCAGGAATTGCGATATGCCGGTGTGCAGAACCGGGTCGCTTTCGAGCAGACGGATATGGCCATGCAGCGTTTCTCGCGGCGCTTGGCCGAGGCTGCGCAGGGCGGCGGCGAACTCCGGGCCGCTCTGGCCGACAACAATATCGCCATGCGCAATGCCGATGGCAGTATGCGCGATAGCTACGACATTCTGCTGGACTATGCCGACGCGATCGCCGGGGCTGAAAGCGAACAGGAACAATTGCGTCTCGCGTTCAAGGCGTTTGACAGTGAAGGCGCCGCTCTGGTCAACATCTTCCGTGAGGGTCGCGATGGTCTGCGCGAATACGGGGCCGAGGCCCGTGAAGCGGGTATCATCATGGAAGAGGGGCTGGTGCGCCAGGGCGCCGAAGCGGCGCGGGTTATGCGCGAGATGCGTCAAACAGTGAGCGCTCAGGCCACTCAAGCTGTGCTGGAAAACGCGGAAGGTATCGAACGGCTCGCAGAAGCGTTGGGTCAGGTTGCCGAATGGGCTGTAGGAGCCGCTGCCGGCATGGCTCGGTTTCTTTCGTCTCTGCGGGATGTCGGCGACGAACGAGAACAGGCGTTGTCCCTGCAAGAACTGGCGAATGATCTTGATCCGTTGACCGGCGGCGAGATGGCCAATGTTCCCGGTGTCCAGACGCGTTTGACCGCCGCTCTCGGGGGGCAAGAGGGCGGTCGCATCTGGTCGATGATTGAAGGCTTTGACCGGCATTCCGGCTTTCGCGCCAATCAATTCACTGAAGAATCGCGCATCCGGATTGCCGATCTTCTCCGCGATATGGCTGCCGCTCGCGTTCATATGGCCAATCTGGCCGATGAACAAGCTGAGCAGGAATCTCGGGAAGAGGACAATGGCGGTGGCGGCGGGACAGGCGGGGCATATGCTGCGCGCCTGGCCGCCGCCAGAGAACGGCTGGAACTGGAGAACGCGCTCGAACTGGCGCGGGCGAATGGCGACAAGGCGGCGGAGGCCAGCGCTGAGCAGGAACTGGCACTGATGCAACGGATCGCGGCGCTGCGCTCTGCCGGCTACGCGGCCGCAGAAGCCGAGGCCGAGGCCCGGCGTATCCAGGACGCGCTCGATGCGGCACAGGATCTGTCATCCCTCGCCGAAAAAGAGATTGAGCGGCGGCAGCTGTCGGAGCGTCTGGCGGTTCGCGAGCTGCAGCATCAGCGCGACATTGCGGCGCTCCGCGGCGATGACGCGACCGTCAGACGGCTCGAGCGTGAACTGGCCTTGCGCCAGCAGATTGCCGAACTCATGGAGCTGGGCATTGACGGCGACGACGCCCGTATCATGGTCGAGCGTGAACTTGACGCATCCGAGCTGGCGCGCCGCCAGGGCGAGTATCGCGGCGTTTTCCGGGACGCGTTCCGTGACGGCTTTCTGGCCATGCTGGACGGGAATGGTGACGCGCTTTCAGAATGGTGGCGGGAATATACGACGCGCGGTCTTGAACGCGCACTGGATGCCGTCGCCGACCAGGTCTTCAACCTGTTCTCGAATGCGCTGTCCGGCAGTAGCAATGCGAGCGGGAGTGGCAGCGGCGGGCTGCTCGGATCCTTCCTGGGCAGCGTGCTCGGCGGTCTGACGGGTGGCGGCGGTGGCGGCGTAATGAGCGGATTCTCCAGCGCGTCGGCCGCCAGCATTTTCAACGGGAGCGCCTTTGGCGGGTTTTCGCCGATTCCGTCCGCTGGTGCGGCTTCGGCATTGGGAAGTGCAACAGGTTCTGCGATGGCACCGGCAGCGGCACAGATTCGCCAGATCTGGTCAATCGCAGTGGATGCGCGCGGCGCGACTGATCCGGCCGATGTCGAGGCCCGGGTCAATTCAGCGATCGCGGCCGTGCGGCCCCAGATACTGGCGGAATCCGAGGCGCGCCTTCCGGCCGTCATCCAGCAATTGTCCCGAGACCGGAAGATCTGATCGGCCATGAATGGACCTCTTGACGCCCTGTCCCTGCCGACTGCCCTGAAGGCGCGCCGCTCGCGCTATCAGCTACGGCGCACAGAATCCGCGATTGTTTCCCGGGAGGGTGGATCGCAGTCCTGGGAAGCGGCAACGCCGGTCTGGCGCTTCGAGCTGGAAACGGCGCCCTTGTCCGCTGCCGAACTGGCGGCGTGGCGGGCCTTCTTTCACCAGCTTCGGGGTGGCCAGAATACTTTCCTGGCCTGGGATAAATGGCATGAGACCCCCATCGCCTTCATTGGCGTGGCGGATCCGCCGGCCCTGACCTTCGACGAAACCACACTGACCTGGGACTCAACCACGGCATGGACTTTTGACGAAACCGGAAAGCCCTGGGGGGCACCGTCGCTGACGGCGATCAACGAAACCGCTGGAACGGTGGATGTTACGGGCTTGCCGGCCTCAACGGTGCTGACAGCCGGCGACCCGGTTTCCTGGTTTGATGGCCTTAACCATCGGCGCCATGTCGTGCTTTACACCAGAACAGCGTCTGGCGGCAGTATCTCCGGCCTTGCTGTGGATCCATATCCGCGTGCGTTGCCAAGCCGTAATGGCGTATCTTTTCCTTTGCCGCTTATCGTGTTTCGCGCGGCTTGCGAGATGCGGATTGATCCGGACAGCGTCGAGATTCCACTTAATCACGATTCCAATGCAACGGTCCGTTTGGAGGCCGAGCAGATATTTAGAAAGAGGTAAACCATGAGCTTTGATCTAATCGGATTGGGAGCGGCCGCAAACGACGGCACTGGCGATTCTGCTCGCGTCGGAGGAGCCGCTATCAATGGGCTTATTTCGGCAGCGAATGCGGGCCAGCTTCAAGGGTTCAAAAACAAAATTCTAAACGGCGACTTCTCGATTTGGCAAAAAGGCACGACATTCAATAATATAACATCACCGACATTAACGGCAGACCGTTTTGTTGTTGGAGGAAATTCGCCGTCAGATATCAGTGTGTCGCAGCAGCCCATTATTCCGGGCACCATCGCCGGGTCGGAAAGCGAATATTATTTACGGTTGACCGTTAACACTGCTGGAACATTTGAATACTTATCAACCAAGATAGAAGACGTTAGACAGCTTGCTGGAAAAACGGCAGTTCTGTCCTTCTGGGCACGGACGACCGGGGGGATAACATCCCTGCCAGCGATCAGAATACAGCAGGTTTTCGGATCGGGTGGGTCAGCAGCGGTTGGCGTTATCCTGGATATCTCTGGAACGATTACGTCAACCTGGCAAAAATTTGAGAAAACCGCAGTATTTCCTAGTATTTCGGGAAAAACAATAGGAACAAATCCACATTTGTGGGTGCTCTTATACACCAATTTCGGTTCGGCGTTGCAAACGGGTGTTCTGGATATTGCGGATATGCAGCTAGAGGTCGCGGATGCGGCGGTGCCAAAAGCAACAGCGTTCGAGAAGCGGCCAAAGGCTGCAGAATTGGCAATGTGTCAGAGGTACTATCAAGCCAAGACTGTCCGCAGCGAGAATGGTTCACGACATATTTCGCTACTTCCTATGCGCGCGGCGCCTACAGTTTCAGTCGGCGTTGGTTCGGCGGCAAATATTACCAGTCAGGGCTTTGAATTGAGCCATAGCGCGGCTGCCGACTGCGCTGTCACAGCCTCCGCGGAGTTATAGTCATGAAGCTAACCGATCTGCGTTGGGCCGACGAAGCCCATAGTGGCATTGTAGCCAAAGATGAGAACAATCAATGGGTAACAATACCAGCCGATCCCTTCAATTCAGACTTTCGTGAATTGATATATGGCGCTGCAGCTGACCCCGATTTGGGTATTGTTGCGATCCCCGCTGCGGACATTTCCGAGCCGGACTGATGCGGGTGATTGATCAAGCTGCGCTGGATCTGGCTGAAGCAGGCGGCGGTGCCATTCGCCTTCTGGCCACGGTGACGATAGGGGAATCGGTGTCCCGCTATATCGACGAGCCCGCGCACGGTCTGGAGCTGGCAACGCCGGATGGCACCTATATCTACGACTCTGTCGATCCACGTGGATTCGCATTCAGTGGTGTTCCAGCGGGTGGTGGGATGACGGCTGAACGGTTTGCCATCACGGTTGACGGAACGGCTCTTCTCAAGGCCGAGGCGGGCGAGTCGCCCGATGAGCTCCTGTCGAGTTTCTATGATGAAGACTATGAGAATGCGGAGATCGATCTGCAATTCGCGATTTTCTCTTCGGCGCCAGGGCAGTTTGTAACAACGCTAGATGCGATCTCGGGCAGGATCGTGTCCGCCCCGTTGTCGATTTCCGGTTCTGATGGCCGCGCCGTTCTGCAGTTGAACTGCCAGACAATGGGGCAGGACTACAATTTGCGGAATGCCGGCACCCGGTCGGCCGCGCACTTTCGCGGCATTTACGCCGATGATGAAGGCGGAGACCTGATCGGGCTGGCCGTCAATGACCGGTCGTCGAAATGGGGTCTGGGCGGCGCTACAACCAACCGGGCTTCCAATGGTGGCGGAACGGGCGGCGGCGGTTCCGTAACACGGTTTCAGCGCTGATGCCGCGGGCGGCCGACTGGCAGTCTCGTCTGAATCAGTGGGCGCGCGCCACGGCCAGCGCCCGGTTTGACTGGTGCGCGCTCAATTGCGGGTTTCTGGTTGCCGACAGTGCCGTTGCGATGGGCCTGCCGGATCCGGCGGAACCGTTTCGCGACTGGCCGGCGCGGCGGTTGAAGCGATTGAGCCATGCCCGGCTTCTCGCGGCGGTGCCGTTTCCGGAGATACCGGTTGCCCGTGCCGGGCGTGGAGACTGGCTGGCCTTTGAGACGCCAGCGGGCCCCGCCCTTGCAGTTTGCCTCGGCAAGACCGCCCGGGCCTTTGTCAACGATGTCCTGACCGACCTGCCGTCACTGGCGGCGGCTACTGCATTCCGGGTGAACTGAATGCCTCAATTTATCGTGGCGGCTGGTGCGGCCATTTTCACCGCGGTCAAGGGCGCGCTTGCCGCCCAGACCATATGGGGCGCCATTGCCCGTGCCGTGGCCATGACGGCGGTACAGATCGGCATCAACAAGGTTTTCGGCAGCCGCCCGGACACAGGCCAGAGCAGCGTTCCTGATACGGCACTGCCGACCTCACTCCGATTCCAGACCGATCACCCGATCGAAATACTGTTCGGCCAGTTTGCGACCCCCGGATCGGCGGTCACGCCGCCGCTCTATTATGGCGATAACAATGAATACCTCGATCGCGTCATTCTGCTGAATGATTTCAGGTCCGAAAGTGTTGTCGCCGTATATGGCGATGAGGGTGAAGCGCTGACATTTGCCGGCGATCTTACGTCCGGGTATCGGGCTTGCACATCCCATTACCAGGACGAGGATGGCGGCGACTGTCTCTGGGTGCGGATATATCTCGGTGACCCGGATCAGACCGCAGATCTTGACCTGGTCTCCCGGCACGACTCGATCACAACGAATTTCCGGCTGCGTGGCCGGACCTATGCGATTGTCCGCATGAAAGCGGATCCCAAGGCTTTCCCGTCCGGCGAGGCTCAACTCCGCTTTGAATGCCAGTGGTCGCCTGCGCATGATCCGCGTGACGGCAGCTCCGACCCGGATGATCCTGCCAGCTGGCCGTGGACCGACAATAACGCGCTGATCGCTGCGCAATACAAGGCGGGCTATTTTCTGAATGGAAAGCTGATCGGCGGTATGGGCTGGGCGCGCAGCCGCCTGCCGGATTCGGACCTGATCGCGGCCGCCAATGAATGCGACGAATTGGTCGCACTGAACGCTGGCGATACGGAAAAAAGATACCGCTGTGGCGGCAGTTTCCTGTGCGGCCGCAAAGGCCGCAATCACGGGCAGAACTTGCAGCCCGTTCTCGATGCCATGGATGGCGATCTGGATGATGGCGGCGGCCGGGCCGCCCGCTTTCTGCCGGGCGTGGAGCGGGCGGTCGTGCCATTCAAGATCCGCTGGCAGGACATGGCCCGTGAAGATTTGAACTATGAGCCGGATCTCGAGCCGAGCGACAAGATCAACCGAATCACAGGCGGGTTTTCAGACCCGGCTTTGCTCTATGAAATCAATGACAATCTGGTGCGCGAGAACGCGACCTATCTGGCCGAGGATAAAGGCCAGGAATTCAATGCCGACATCACGCTGATTGCGGTGACGTCCGGTACCCAGGCCCAGAGAATTCTGAAACGGCGAATGGAGGCGGCCCGGGCCGAGGAGCGTCTGGCCTTTTCCTTGCCGCTGTTTCCGTATTGCCAGCTCGAGCGTGGCGACCGTGTCGAACTGGACGATGAGTTCATTAGCCGTCTGCGCTTGCCCGATACCCCATGGCGCGTTGACAGCCGCCCCGCCATCACACCGGACAAGCGGCTGGTCGTGGCGCTGCGCCGCCACCCGGACAGTGTCGGTGACTGGGACGAAACGACAGATGAGACCGATATCTATTCGATCTCCCGTGCCTCTCCGAATCTGCCTGCTTTGGCGCTTTCGGACGTTTCGGTAACATCCGGCGGTGTCAGCTCGGGTGTGGTGGCGCTTCCCGTCATCAAGATGACCTGGACGCCCGTGTCACGCGCTATCAATGTTCTGGTGACCATCACGCGCCTGAATGGCGATGGTGGGGATCCGGTTGATCCTCCGGAACAGGATAGCCGCCTGTTCACGGGTGACACCGGAGAGGGCTATGTCATGGCCCTGCCGGATGGCTGGTATCGTGTGACCTATGTCCTGTCGAGCCTCGGCCGCGTGGCGCCAGCCGCCATCGCGGATTCGTCCATTCAGTGTACCGGCACGTTGACGCCGACCAGTGTCGGCGGTGTTCCTGCGGCCGAAATCGCCGCGATGGCCAGTGACGGCTTGCTGGCCCCGGCAGAGAAAACGCTGATCGTGCCCGCGATCGAGGCATTGCTCGCCGAGCAGGGTGCGCTGACCACCCGCGCCTCGCTATATTCGGTGACGGCGACGGCCTACACCTCGGCGATGTCGACCCTGTCGACCTATCTGGGAACGCTGACCAGTCCGGTCGCCTGGAATGTGTTGAGCGGGAATACCACGATCACGGCAACCGACTGGGTGGCGAATATACAGGCCGCCCGGGAGGCGCGGGACGCGCTGGTCGATGCTATAGAGACGGCGTCCGGGCGATTGGGGGTGAACATCAATGGCAGTGGCGAGATTGGCGGCATCGGCACAGGGGGCGGCACACGGGTCGCCAATTCTGCGATTCAGACAGCCGACATTCCCAGCCTGCCGGCGTCGATTATCGGCAGCGGGACTCTTGCTCTTGCGCGCATTCCGACCATTCCGCTTGCAAATGTCTCGGGGACCGGAGCGCTGGCCGCGGCGTCGCAGGTCGGCAATAGCGAATTTGATGGTGCGGATCCGCTTGCCTATGAAAAGATCATCTACCCGACACAGAAAATGGACGCCGCCGCCGACACGCCAATTGCGAGCAGTTTTGGTGGTACGTTCACCGAGTTGTTGCGCGTCAGTTTTGCCAATGTGGATGAAAATCACCTGATCAATCTGGCCGGGACCGCGCTGCGGCTTCGCAGCACGGGCAGTCATGCGGCGGATGCCGAATGCACAATCAACTGGAAGATTATCGCCAATGATGCCAGCGGCACAGAAGCCAATGCCATCACATTGGCATCCGGCGCCTTGGCTGTTGTGGAAACGGCGCCGTCGTCCGGTGTTTTTCAGGCCACCAATGACGGGACGGGCGGTGGTACGCCTTTGCCGGGCGGGCCGTTGACGAACTGGCAGTTCATTCAAGACTATTCTGCGACTACGACACAGCGCTTTTACAACATCATCTCCAATCTCTGGAGCTTTCCGCTGACGCATCTCTATGTGTCTGTCTGGATGTCTGCCGACAGCGGCGCCACCGGTTATATCGACACAGCCAGTGCCGGGAACTGCCTTTTAAAAATTGGTGGCATCGGCGAACTCGAAAATCCATAGGAGACATTCATGGACCTACCGGTCACGCCTACCGGCTGGGCGAATCTGTTCGCGCATGGCTGGGCGCTTCTGGCCTATTTGATGGCGGCCCTGGCCGGCGCGAGAGCGCTGCGCTGCGCCTATAGGCGGCACGATGAGACGCCGGCCTTTCCGCTATGCCTGATACTCGACACCACGCGCTGGCTGTTCGGCCGACAGCGCTCGGCGGCGGGCTGGCACGCTCGCGACTTTCTCGCGCTCGGTGTGTTCGGCACTGCGGTCGGATGCCTGTTCGGAGCTCTGGCCACCCTCGATTTCCTGACCGGCTATGACTGGCGCAAGCTGGGTTATGCCCAGGGTCTTCAGCAGGGCGTGACGCATGGCATTACCGGCTCCGCCCTCATCATTCTGCATTGCGGCATCGCATTGCTTTTCCCAGCCACGAAGAAGGGCGAGTAAATGGCCGAGATTCCACCTCCGCACCCCGACCTGTTTGCCAATCTCCGCCAGCTCTTTGTCGATGCCATAGATCTGTCCGTCATCAGCCTGATGGGCGTGGTCGGCGCCGTGCTGGCCATTCCGGGCCTGCAGCGCCGCATCAGCTATGGCGGGGCCGCGCTCATCTTCGGCATCCTGCTGGGCGTGGCGGCACGCTGGTCCGGCCTGCCGGCGGGCCTCGACATTATCGCGGTTCTCCTCGGTGTCGTCACCGGCCCGGTCACGGTGGCCAAGATGCAGGGCAAGACCCTGTCCGAGGCGATCGAGGAGTTCTCGAAGGCGCGCCGCACCATGTCGGGGCGGGGCAATAGCGAGGGAGGCAGTGATGACGCAGTCTAAACCCTTCGACGCGGCCCTGGCGCACGTCCTGCGCCATGAGGGCGGATTTGTGAACCATCCCGGGGATCCCGGCGGGGCCACCAATATGGGCATCACCATTGGTACGCTGACCGACTGGATGGCGCGCAGCGCGACGATCGAGGATGTCCGCACGCTGAGCCGTGAGGCCGCCGCGCAAATCTATGAGGCGCGCTACTGGAATGCGGCCAGCTGTGATGACTGGCCGGACGGTGTGTCGCTGATGGTGTTTGACGCCACGGTCAATCACGGCCCGGGCCGGGCGGTGATGTTCCTGCAGCAGGCGCTGAACATTGCCGATGACGGCAAGGTGGGGCCGGTCACCCGCGCCGCTGTCGCCGGGGCCGATCCGCGCGCCCTGCTGCTTGAATATGCGGCGCGGCGGATGCGCTTCTATGGGCGGCTCTCCACGTTCACCACGTTCGGGCTGGGCTGGTCGCGCCGCCTGATGGACACGCTGGCGTCGGGTCTGGACGAGGTGAACCGGCGTCCCTCCGGCGTCACGCAACTCTGACTGCAAACAACAACAGGAGGCGGGCATGACCCCCTTTACGACTTTCCTGCTGGGCCTGGTCCTGCTGGTCTTCGGCTATATTCTGTCGCGCCGCCCGGCATGGTGGTTCTCGCGCTGGCCGACCCTCATGATGGTGTCCGGCGGCGTGGCGGTCCTGGCCGCGATCATCTGGGCGTTTGTGGCGTGATCGGCCTCCTGACCAAAAACCTCTGGCTGACCGGGCTGGGCGCCGCTCTGGTGACAGGGCTGGCCTTCAGCGGCGGCATGACCGTCCAGCATCTGCGGGAGGCCGCGCTGCGCAGCGATCTGAAGGATGACATCATCGCCTTTCAGGAAGCGGCTGTGGAACGCGAGGGCGGCCGGGCCGACGCCGCCGAACGCCATGCCGAAGCCATCACAACGCTGTCGACAGCGGCGATGGAAAATTTCACGCAGTTTCTGAACGCGGCCGGGCAGGGCGAAGCCGCGCTCGCCGGTTTCCTGGAGGATCTGAACAATGCGCCTGACACGCCTGACCAGCCTTTCTGTGGCTATGACGATGACAGCGATCGCGAGCGCTGGCTGCGCCTCTTTCCGGCCGGAGCCGGAGACGGTCTACGTGCGGGAGACAATCGCGATCGCGCCCCAGACACCGGCCAAGGGCCTTGAAGCGCCACCGGCTCCGCCCCCGCCCTGGACGATCGAGGGCATAGACGGCCGCGATGGCTGGCAGCTGGCTGCCGGTATCTATGCGGGCGGCTGGAATACCTGCACCGCGCAGGTCCTGTCGCTGCAGAGCGATATCCGCGCCGCGCAGGTAGAGGCGGCGGCGGTGAATGCGGGGCGGGAATAACGCAAAAAATTCGATCAATTATCCGGTTAATGTGTAGTCGCATGCCAACGCGACTTAATGTCGTTTCATCCGTTAGCGCGGCCGTCGCGGCGCTTCCCACAGACATTCGATTTCGATCTCGGTCCGTGCCGGGCATCGCTGGCACCGTGCGCCGCGCCGGAGCCGGGCGGTCTCTCTGACCTCCCATTCCGAGCGTGTCGCGGTCCAGTCATCCGGCACCGGCGGCACCGGCCGGTCTACGCTATGCCCGCATCGCCGGCAGGTCAGGCGCTGAGCAAGCATTTTCATGCGTCAAGGACTCGACAACCTGCGGCAAGCCACTGGACAAAGAGATTGCCGGCGGTAGTCGTTATGGCCGTCGTGATGACAATAGCGGCGGTCTCGATCTGCCGTCGGCGGTTTTCGTCCCGCCGCCGTTTCGCCGCTAATTTTTCCTCACGTTCATAGACATACTGCCGCAGTCGAACCGGGCTAACGAACTCCACGCTTGTCGGGCTGACGTTCAATCCGATATTGTCGGTCGAGGCGCCTCGTTGATCGAGGATGGCTCGCATCGCGGACATTGATCCAAGATAAGTCTCGCATCTCTGGCATCTATCGTATTGCTTTTGGTCGAGTAGCTCGAGCGACATATCTTTCCTCCGCTGAATCTTGGCGCGGGGAGAATGTGCGCTCTTTGGTGGCCAAGTCCATCCCGGCATTGGAGGCGCTGATCACCGGAAGGGAAGCCAGCCGAGCGGGGCGGCGATCGAAAGGTACAGGAATCCGATGACGGCGGCCGCCACGGCGAAGGCGCAGCCCGACCAGCGGGCAGGGCGTGGTTTCCCAGACATGTCAGAAGGATAGCGCGAAGGTGTCACGCTGCAAAGCAGACGTCGGCGCGTTTCCGTTTATGAAGGGCGCGGGCTCCCGCACCCACTGTTAACGGAAGTCCTCGATCGGGGGCTTCCGTTTTGTGTATCAGGGCGGCGAGGTCTCCTTCCACGGTGAGGGCGACTTCGCCGCTCTTTTCGTTTGTGGCCGCAGTGATCCTGACGATCAGGCTCTGTATGGCCTCGATGGCGCGCGCGCGTTCCGCCGGTGTCATCACCGCCGGATCCGTCACGGCGTCCTGCAGGGCTTCGATCTGCTGCGCATAGCGCCGCCCGGCCTGCGGATGCAACTCGGTCACGACCGGCGGCGCCAGCGCGTCGCGCTCGGCCTCCCAATCCCCCACATCGCTTTCCAGTTTCTGCAGCCTTGCCATCACGCTGGCCGGGGCCGACCCGGTCTCGATCGCCGTGACCAGGCGCGATATTGCCGCACGGCCGTCCGTGATCCGGCGTTCCAGGGCCGCCCGGCTCTGGCCTTCCTGCCGGGCCAGCCGTGCCCGTGCCTGCCGGTAGGTCTCGACGGCCAGCCGCACCGCCGCCGGTGACATCAGCCGGGCCTTCAGCGCGGCCAGCACACGTTGCTCTGCCTGATCGGCGCGGATCCGCGTGCGGTCCGCACACAGGCCGGTCTCGCGCCGGGCACTGCAGGCGTAATAGCGATAGTCTCCCGAGCCTTCCAGCACCATACTCCCGCCGCACGCCCCGCACGTCATCAGGCCCGACAGGGGCCGTTTGGGCCGCCTTGCGGTCTGAGGCTGGCGATTGATCGCCGTGCCCGCCAGCCGGGCTGTGACGGCCTCGGCCAGGGCGCCACCGATAAAAGCGAGCTCCGGGGCAGGGACACTGATCCATTCCGATTCCGGCCGGGCCACCATGCGCGCCTTGCCGGTCGCCGGATCCTTGACCTTGCGGTTGCGGTTCCAGACGCGGGTGCCGCGATAGAGCGGGTTCTGCAAGATGCCATTGCCGCGCCTGGGCTGGCCGAAAATGGTGGAGTTGCGCCACGGACCGCCCCTGGGGCCGTTCACGCCTTCGGCGTTCAGGGCGTGGGCAATCTGCTTCGGCGACAGGCCATCGGCATAATCCTGCCAGATCCGGGCAACAACCGCCGATGTGACCGGGTCGATCTCGAGCTCGCCCGGCGCACCGCCACAGCGCAGCCGGTAGCCATAGGGCGGCGGCCCGGCATGTCGGCCGGACGCCACCACGCCGGCGAGGCCGCGATGGGTTTTCACGGCGAGGTCCTTCAGGAACATGGCGTTCATCACGCCGCGCAGCCCGACCTGCATCATGCCGGCAGCGTCATCGCCAATCTCGCCATCGCTGACGGTCAGGATTCGCGCGCCACGTGTGGCGCAGGCGCGATAGATCAGGGCGGTGTCGGCCTGATCGCGGGAGAGACGGTCGAGCGCTTCGGTGATGATGGTGGTGATGCGCCCGGCCTCGACCGCTGCCAGCAGGGCCAGCAGGCCCGGCCGGTTGGCCATGGACGCACCGGACAGGGCGGCGTCGGTGTAGATCTCGCACGGGCCCAGAGCGTGGCGCGCCGCCAGAGCCTGCCCGGAGCGGATCTGGTCCTCGATCGAGACATCGGTCTGCAGGCTCGAGGAAAAGCGGGCATAGATGGCGGTGGTCATGGCTGTGGTCTGGCGGCGGTCAATGGCGGCCATAACTGTTCATCCCGGTCGGCCGGGATCAGATTGCCCATCTGTGTGGCGTAAGGGTTGGCTTTCCCGTCCCGCCAGACGCCGGGCCAGACCAGAAAGTTTCCGACCAGGCGGGGCGGTCCGGCCAGTTCCCGGCTGAGGAATCGATCCTCAAGCCGTGATCGGCGGTTCTGGACCATGACAATGAATTTCCCGACAGCGCCCGGCCAATCTTTAAGACGTTGGGCGGCCAGCATGGTCGGCGACAAAGAGAATCCGTTATCCGTCATGACCTGCCCTTCCGGTTCCGCTGCAGCGCGGCCTCATGGTCGCGCCGCGCCAGCGATTCTGCGAGCGCCACAATGAGGCGTTCTTCGGCCGGCAGCAAGCCGGTCCCGTCCGTTCCGGCCGGAACAGGCGTGGCGCGCGATGGCGGGGAGGAGGCGGTGCGGCTGGTTATGAGCGCGAGTCCATGGCTGCGGTGAGGCACGCCGAGCCGCCATCCGGCGCTTCGCCGAAATGCGCCTGTGCGGTTCGGGGCGTCATGAAGGTCTGGCCGCAGTGAAAGCAGAACACGCCTCGCGGAGGCCACCGGATCTCGGTATCGCCGCGCTCGATCGCGGCTTCCACGTCTTCCTGCCGCCCGCCCTTGATCTCGAGCGCGAGATATTGCGCGCGGATGGCCAGCTCGCGGCTGTTGACGACTTCAACGTCCTGGTCGCTGGCCAGCAGGCATTTGCGCCGGGCCTGGCACAGATCGAAATGGGCGTGCCGGTGTTTCGGCGGGCCCTGAAACCAGTCCCGCCGCAGGCCGAGCGCATCGGCGCAACGCGGCAATTCCTCGAGCGTGTCGGCTGTCATGTGAGACATCTTCATCCGGCCCAGCCGGTGGGTGGCGCTGTCGATATAGATCATGCGCCACCGCCTCCCGCTAATTCGCGCTTGCGGTGTGCTTTCAGCGCCAGCGCATACAGGGTGCGGAAATGGGCCTGGGTGGAATCATCGACCTCCCAAATGCCCTTCAAAAGAATGAAGTCATCCAGCAAATCGAGATCGCGGACAGTCTCGGCATCGATCGCATGGCGTTCACAGGCCATCCGCATTTCACCATCCAGCACGGCCCACGAATTGCGCCATTGCATGCGCCGGAAGGTCCAGATGCACCAATCACCTTTGACCAGGCCGCGATGATCGCACATCTGCGGCCACGCCGCGATCCTAACCACGCGCTGCAACATGGCGGGCGGCATCGGCTCTAAATCCAGCGAATGGAAGATGCGGTTAAGCACATCAAAAACCGCTTGATGATGGCCATCTGAAAACACGAGAAACTTCATGCCGGGTCCTCCCCGTTAGCCAGTTCCAGCAAAACATCGGCGTGGCATGGCGCATCGAGCGGGCACCAGCAGGCCAGGTCCTTTCCTCTGATCTTGTCCAGGCCCTCCTCGTGCAGCCATTCAGACCACGCCCAATGCGTGGAGTGCTGATGAATTCGCGGCGCAAATTGAAGCCCGCCCGGCTCGAGGCTGAAGGATTTGGTGCCCTGCTTCGAGCAGTGCAGCCGATAGGCTTCGACGGCCTGCGCTGCGTCGGGATGAATGAAGGGGTTTCCGAATATCGTGGGGCGGGCGACATTGACCGCGTTGGCGGGTAGGCGCCATCCCTTCTTTCGGCTCAGCTGGATGCGTTTCGGGACATCGCTCATATCGCTTGCTCCAGTATCCATTCGGCTATGTGGTCCGCCAATTCTTGCCGGGCCTTTTCGGCCAGCCGGATGCGCTCCATGTCGCGGCTGCGGATGTCGTGACAGCAGGACGGGGCGTAGGGTTTCGCTTCGCTCTCGTGGATCCGCGTGGAGTCGCCGTTCCGGCAGATCTCCACCGCCTTTGCGCGCGACCACCGCCCGGCCTGCGACTTGACGCCGGTATAGCCATGCCCGCCCGGCCTCCAGTAGAGCCCGCGCTTCATCAGAAGCCATCCGTCCTGCGGGGTATCAGCGCGATCAGTCATGCCGCCGATCCTCCGATATAGGCCAGGCTGCGCTGGAACATGCCAAGCGGCTCGCGCGGCCCGTCATAGCGCTGGTTCGCCTCGGTCATGCGCTGGATCTGGAAGTCGATCGGCAGGCCGCCGGTCATCGAGGACAGTTGCCGGGTGATCCCGGCATTGATCAGTGACAGGCGCGCGCTGAGCACATCATTCGCGCCTTTACCGAACAGGCCATCAAACTCGGCATCCGGCAGGATCAGCCGAATATCAATGTCGCGCCAGTCCGCGCGGTGTGTGGCCGAGCCGACAAGGTAGGGCGGATGGCCGAAGGCCAGCTTGATCAGGGCTCCGGCCTGCATCAGCGTGGCGTGCTGCGGCTGGCCGATGAAGGATACTTTGTTGGTCTGACCGGTCATGATCGGGCCTCGTTGTGCGCTTCGCGCCGGGCCAGCGTGATCAATCGCCCGGCCACCGAATGCGGCCGGCGCGCCAGCTTCCTGGCAATATCGCAGTTGCGTATGCCCTCGGCGCGCCATGCGAGAATTCTTGCGTCGTCCTCGGGCGTGAACCGCTGCACCGTGTGATTGCCGCGCTTCATAGTGACGGGGCCGACGATCTTTTCAGGCAGCGGTTTTGCAGCGGGCGGATCTGCGGCCAGCTTCGTGCAGTGCCAGTTCACAGTTGCCGCCTTCAATTCCAGCTCCCGGGCGATAGTCTCGATTGACAGGCCGCGCTCGCGCATCTCGCACATCGCGTCTTTTTGTTCCGGCGTGACGATGGTCATCGGGGGCTCCAGAAGTCGATGAGGGCGTCCAGCTCGTGCAGGACGTGGTCAAGGTCGTAGCGTTTGCCGGCCGGGCTGATCACGGTGAGGCGATGCAGCGCCCACCGGGCGGTGCGAAACACGGCCCGGTTCCAGCTCGCGCGGATCCGGAAGCGCACATCACCTCGGGTCCGGCGGCGATGTGGGGTGAGGGTGGCCATCACCGCCTCCCGCTCACGATGGCGCGCTGGCCGCCGGTCTTGATCTGCACCGCGCCGTCGTCTTGCGTGGCGGCGATGCGCGCCATCAGCTCGGCCGCGGTGGAGCGGGCCAGAGGGTCGGCCTCGATGACGATGCGGATCGCCCCCATCGACAGGGCGCGGCCAATATCGTGAAGGACCTGCCGGTCGGTGACGGTGGCGGCCTCGGGGTCGCTCGGCCACGTGTCTCCTGAAGGGGAAGGTGCGGCCGTCCCGGAATCGGGACGGCAGTCTGTGCCGTCCCCCGCCACAAAATCGCACTCGGGCCCAACCACCCGGGCAGTGTCCTTGTCGGTGGTTGGTCCGGAAGCGGGCTCCGGGTTTTCATCAATCACCGCACCGCGTGCGCTGAATTCTCCGGCGTCCAGGTCTTCCCCGCCGTCCAGATCAATCTCCCAGGCGGCGGCAAAGCGGCCGATCATGGCCATTGCCAGCTCGGCTCCTCTGGCTTCGGCATCGGAGCCGCCCTCGATCTTCGCGAATCTGTCGCGCAAGGCGCGCAGCGCCGCGAAGTGCGCGTTGCGGATTCCGGGAAAGGCGAGGTCGCGCCCGATGGTGATCGGGCCGGAATGCCCGCGCGTCGCGTTCTGGATGTCGAAGCTGAAGCGGATCAGACCGTCCTCACACCGTGCCATGCGAATGGCGGCGGAGACCCGCGGCGATTTGCTCTCGACCACCGTGTAGGTGACGGTCGGCTCATAGACGCCGTGCCTGTTCGGCTCTGACTCCGGGATTTCTGTGGCCATGGCGGGGATGGCGGGGTCGCGGGTCTTGCCGGAGGCTTCGGCCAGCGCCACGGCCTCTGCCGCGCGGATCGCTTCCGGGGGCATGGCTGGAACCGGTGTCGGAGGCGGCGCGTCTGCGCCCTTACGCTGCGCCCGGATCTCCTCCACACTGGTCCAGCCGGGGGCCCGGGCCGCGATCCGGCCCGCCGCCTGTTCCTGTTCGACTTGCGGCCAGCTGACCAGCTCGTTGGCGAAGGTCACGCCGAGCTCGCCGAGCCGCACCATGGTCCGGACCGATTGCGGCAGATCCCGCGCCAGCCGGATCCGCGCCTGGATATAGCGATCGCTCTGGCCGGTGGCTTTCGCCAGAAGTGCGACAGTCTCGGCCTGGGCCTTGCGGCGTTCACCCTCCGGCGCGGCATCCACACGGGGTCCATAGACGCTGAACAGGCCCTCGGCCTCGTCCATCGGATTCATGTCGCGGCGCGCCATATTCTCGGCGAGCGCAGCTACCATGGCGTCTTCATCGCTGAGCGGCCGGACCGTGGCCGCCACCGGGTGCTCTTCGGGCAGGCGGCCTTCGGTGATCAGCAGCGCCGTGGCGCGCCAGCGGCGCTCGCCGCCGACAATGTCATAACCGCCATTGGCGACAGGCCGCACCAGTATCGGCTGCAGCTGACCCTTATCGGCGATGCTCTCGGCCAGATCGCGCAGGGCGGCGATGTCCTCTCCGCCTTCGCGCAGATCCATGTGGCGCGGATTGGCGCCGGGCGCGATGCGGTCGTGCGGGATCAGCACGGCGGGGGCGGTGGCCATCACCGCCTTGCCTGCCGGGGTGAGGGCGAGTGGGGCGCGCGTAATCCAGCCGTCCTTTTCCGCCATGCGCTTGGCGAATTTCGACGCGGAGGGCTGGCCGATGCCGAGCGCCTCGGCAATCTCCGTGACGGCGAGGGGCAGGCCCTCGATCTCGCGCCGGCCGATCTCGGCCAGCAGCAGGGTTTCGGTCTGTGAGATATTCATGAGCCCGTCCTCACGCGGGTGGCGGTGCCGGTATCGAGCAGGTGGACCTCGTGACAGGCGCGCGCCACGACATGGCCGCGATCGCGGCCGTCCGTCATGCGGACCGAGACAATGGCGCGCTCCGGATTGAGATGGATAATCACGCCCTCGGTGATCTGGCTGCGGCCGCGATCAAAGACCACCCGGTCGCCGACCGTCAGCAGGCGGGGCTCGGCGCCGGTAGCGCGGTCAAAGACCGCATGCTCTGGCAGCCCCCAGCCATCAACGTCGCCGCCCGCGACCGCGTTGACGGTTTCCGGCGGAGGGGAAGGCCGCGCTGCCGCCGCCGGTGGTGTCGGTTCGGGGGAAAGCGGGATGGCGTGGATCTGGCAGGGCCGGTAATCTGCAAGGTGGACAATTTCGGCGGTCATGACGGTATCTCCCGTGCTGGATTCGGGAGCATCAAAAAACCAAAAACGGTATTACGTCAATAAAAAAACCAAAAATGAAGCAAGTGATATTCAGTGGGGCACAAAAAAGCCCCGCCGGAGCGGGGCTGATTCAGGTGTGGAGAGGGAGGTGACAAAAGCGGGTTACCAGTTGCAGGCCTCCCTGAGGGGCGGCAGCTCTTCATCGAGCCCTTCGACCATGAATGTCGTCTGGAACGGCACATTGCCGTAAGGCGTGAAGCGAACGGTTAGCAGGTCTGCGCCTGCCAGTTGCCGAATGAGCGGAATAGACTGATTGCCGCGCCAGAGCCCCATCGAGCCGTAATCTGTTGAAACCCGCCAATCGGCCTGACGCGCCGGCTGGTCGTCGAGACGATAGGTCACACGGACGGATTCGGTGTCAAGAAACGTGTCCGGCACATCGATATAAAGCGTTGTTGTGTTTTCATAGCACCTGATATGCAACACAGGCTGGACGCGTCGGCCATATTCGTTTGTGGCGAGCTCTACAGCGCGTAATTGGAGATAGACGCTTGGACTGTCGTCGATCCGGCTGGTGCTTTGACGGGAGGTCCAGCGCAAGCCTGCCTCAGCATCACGCCGTGCCGCGACGGCCGGTGAGACCGGGCGAGGAGCGGCGGAGGAGTTTCGCGAGGGCGAGTTGCCGGAGTCGGCGGAGATCAAGGCGATAGCCACAATAACGAACACAATTGCGAATGCCCAAAGACAGCCTTTCATGATGGTCGCTCCCGGTTGACGGATAGTATTTTTTCACGCGCCCGGGGCGAGAGCAAGAAAAGACTTAACCGGAGGGTGTGGTCGCGGTAGAAAGGGTCCAGAGGAGGCCTGCTATGACGGAAGATAATCAGACGCCTGACCAGACCACGCCGGTGCCGGAAGAGGTTCCGGGTGGTGCATACAAGATGGTTGGCTGGCTCATTCTGCTGATTGGCGCCGGCCTGATCCTGGCCGGATTCCTGATGGAAGGAACGGTCAGCAATTACAGCACCTATTCCAGCCGCATTGGAAGTACCTACAATATAGGGCTTCTGAATATCAAAGACATGCTGGTCGTTGCCGGCGGGGCCACGCAGATAACCGGGGCGATCATGATTGCGATCGGCGAGCTGCAGTCCGCTCTGGTCAGCGCCATACACCGCCGGGGCTAGAAGACCGAATTGATCACCTGGACCACAACAAAGGCGATGCGGACCTCGTCCGTGTCGCCCTTTTCGTTGAGCGGGATGATGGCCTGATGGTCCTTGTGGTCGGAAACGGGGTGGAGCTCGAAGCCGGTGCCGTTCCGGTGCAGGGCCTTGATGGTGTATTCATAAGCGCTGCCTCGCTGCCGCTCGAACACGACCAGGGGCGGGTCTGTGCGCATGGCCAGGGCGTCCACGCCGCCGGGGATCTGGTCGTAGGGCACGACGATGGCTAGGCCGCCATCCTGGACCACACGATTACAGCTGGGTCCGGAGATCCGCATGGCGAACTGAACGTCGGCGCGGAAGGCCGGGTGGGGGATGAATTTGATAAGACCCAGATCCTCGTCCAGAGACACCGCTTCTCTCCACGCCCCTGCCTCAACCGTCCCCACGATTTTCGTCTCGGGCATTTCAGCCATGGATTGTGGCGAGCCGATGGCAGGCTCGTCCTCAAATAGTTCGGACACGGATCGTCCGAGGGCCCTCGCCAGTTTCGCCTCGGTCTCGCCGCGCATGGATTGCGAGTTGCCATTCAGGAAATTCATAATCGTCGAATAGGGTACGCCGGCTAATGCCGCCGCCTGCTTCGGCCGGATGCCGAGCTTTTCAAGCGATTGGCGCAGGGTGCCTGCGCGGCGGGACGGAATCGAGGCGGCCATGCACATAGCTTAAACCCTTATAAAAACCGGAGAAGTGCGGGCTTTGGTATTTTGTGCTTGCAAAGAAAACCAAATATGGTTTTCTGCGGCACATGAATGTTGCTTCGAATCTCGACCGGATCAGGGCCTACGCCGCCAAGCGGCGCGGCAATCTGAAACGTCTGGCGCGCCGCGCGGGCGTTTCCTATTCCACTGCCGTGCGAATGGAAAAGCCGGACTGGTGTCCGCAGGCGCTGAGCAATTTCGAAAGAATGGTGAGCGCGCTGGATCAACTCGATCCGCCCGGTGCGCCGGAGCAGGGTGCGCAGGTCTCCGATACGGAGGGCGAGCGATGACCGCCGCCCGCTCATGTCTTGCCTCTGCTGCGCGCTCCCGGCGCGGCGGACGTGGCCCCCGGCCTGCAGCGCTCCACACCGCTGCGGGCCGGAGAGGGGGGCTCGGATGCCATCCAGATCGCGACCTGATGGTCGCGGTCCGGGTTGGCGGGGAGGCCCAGCTTGCGGGCCAGGCGGGCGATATCAGTCGTATTCATAACCATCAGCGTGCCCCGCACGCTGCGCCATGTCATTTGGCGAAGCGCGGGAGGCCCCAAAGATGGCCGGTGTAGCGCAGAGCCCCCCGCGGCGGATGCAGCCCGCCCACGTCTATTCCAGTCTGAAGTCCGCGACCGGCCGCCTGCTGCGTTCGGTCGGCGGGCCGGAAGCGCTGGCGCCGGAGACGCGCGGCTGCGCCGAGACGCTGCGCAATTATCAACGCCCCGGCCATGACAGTTTCGCGCCGATCGATGTGATCGTGGACGCCGAGATGGACGCCGCCTTTCCGCTGGTCACGGCGCAGCTGGCGCGCTCCGCCGGATACCAGCTGGTGCCGCTGCCCGAGACCCTGCCGGGGACGGGCGAGATCCACACCGCCATGCGCGAGGCCGCCGAGATGATTGCGGCCGGCGCCACCGCCCTGGCCGATGGCCGCATTGACCACACCGAAGCGCCCGCCCTCCTCGCCGAGATCCGCGAGGCGGTGCGCGCCCTGAACAGCGCCGAGCAATGGCTGCTGGACAAGTTTTCACACCTGAAAGGGGAGAGTTGAGATGCGCATGATCAATCCGATGTCGGCCGTGCTGGCTGCGGCCGCGATGATGTCGTTCGCGACGGCGGGTAATCCGTCGGTGATTGCCGAGCCGGTGCCGGCCAAGCGCAAGCGGCGGCGTACGCCGAAGCGGATGGCAGGTTCGGCCATGCACTCGCGCTCGGAGCTTTCCATCCGTTTTCGCGACTGGATGCGGGAGAAGCCGGGCGGCAAGGCGGCGTTGCGCCGCGCCCGGCAGCACGAGACCCGCGAAATTCGTGATGGCTATATCGCGGCGGGTTTCGGCCGGAACCGCGCCCGGCGCATGGCCTGGGCCGCCACGCATGGCGGCGCGTCATGATTTCAACGCACGGCGTGCGCCGAAAACCGAAAACGGTGAGGGGCCAGATGGGTTATCGCGGCTCCATCGATGGCCAGACGCGTCTGATGCTGATGGCGTCGAAGCCCAAGGCCGCGCTCGTGGACAAGGTTCTGCACCAGCAGGCCGTCTTTGTCCGGGCGGGGGGCTTCATTCTGGACCGCCAGAGCCGCGCTGATTTGAAGGCGCTGAACCGTGTCCAGCTGGCCGAGAGTTTCTTTGCGCTCGGAGGGCGGGAATGACGTCTTTTGATCTGAAATCTGTTCCGTCCCACGCCCCCTCCCAACCACCCGGCCATCATAGGCTTGTGGGTGGCTTGGGAGGGGGAGTGGGCCGGAACCGTCTTTCTTGCGACCGGAGGTCTTCATGAAAGACATCTTGATCTTCTGCCTGCTGATGGTGCTGGCCTTGTCCTGGGCGGGGTGGGGCGCGCTGTGGCTGACGCGGGCGCGCAATCTGCACCACGCATCGGACGTCCGTAAGCGTTGGCGAAACTATGGCCATGGCCTGTTCTTCGCTTCTGTCTGGCTGGTCATTGCCGCTGTGGTGATGTCAGCCTTTATCGCCGCGCCCGGCCCGTCTGTCTCGCATTATCTGAGCGGGGGCGGGGGATGAATAGCCGCCTTGCCACTCCTGCGCCGGGAACGGAGCGCCGCTGGTGCCACGTCGCGGGCTGCGGCGAGCGGCCCACGCTTGGCTACAATGTCTATCTGCACGGCAAGGTGTGTGACGAAATTCACGTCTGCGCGGCGCATCGCGCCCAGGGCGAGGCTGCCTTCAATGCCCGGGCGGGCAAGGATCTGAAACTGCCAGATCCGGAGACCCGCGCGCCGGAGGTCCGGCGAAAAGATCTGTTCGGGGGGAATCTATGACCGCCCCCGCCGAGATATTCGCGCTGTCCTTTGTCTATGGCCACTGCGTTCTGCTGGCCGATGTCCGGTTTATCGAGGGCGATGCCGCCCGCATCGAGGGCATCTGGCTGGTGTCCGAGCGGCGCGGGCTCGGCGGCGTCGCCCTGGAGGCGGCGCGCGAGGCGATCGATCCGGTCAATGCGCTGATCGGGGCCGACCCCGATTGCAAGTTTTCTTTTCACGATCTCGCGACAGCACCGGAGGCCGCGCGTTCGGCCTGCGGGGCGCTGGCGCGGGTCGTGTGGCTAAAGCAGGAGGAGCTGAAGCGCTCCTCGACAACGAAATCTGTGCCGTCCCACGCCCCCTCCCAACCACCCGGCCATCATGGGCTTGTGGGTGGCTTGGGAGGGGGAGTGGGCCGGAACCGCTCTGCCCGGCCGGAAGGCCGGGATGACTCTGAAGGAGAAACAAATGGCCATGAATGACACGTTCACCGTGCCGCGCGACGAGTTCACGCAAGGCGATTTGCCCGGCTTTGATCCGCGCCGGGCGCGGCCCGTTGACCGCGCGCCGTTTCGGGCGGGACGGGAGTTTCCCGAGCCGCTGGACCACGATGACGATTTCACCGGCGGCTTCGATACGGGAGGGCGTTCCTGATGCCTGCGACAGATCATATCTGGTTCACGCCACGTCAGGCCGATGCTGCCTTTGCGGCGGTGGCGGCACATTTTGATCTGGATGAGGCGATGGTGCGGACCGCGCGCGGCCGCGTTTTGGCCGGCAGGCTGGGGCATTACATGATGCGCGCCCGGTGGGCGATCTGCCTGTCCCTGGCCGAGATCAATGACCGCGATGCGCCAGATATTGCGGCGCTGCTGGGCTTTTATCCCTCGGTGGTGGCGGCTCGCAAGATGATGGGGCGGTGCCTGGATATGGGCTATCCCGACGATGCCGAATGGGATCTGGCCGTAGCGGCGATCCAGGCGGCAGCGCCCGGCGACGCGACTCGACTGGCGCCCGTGCCGGTGCGTCCCTCGACGCCCCGTCAGGCCCGGCTGGAGAATTCCTGGACCCGTGCCGAGCTGGACACGTTACGCGCCGGGCTGGCGCGCGGCGAAAGCTACGCCGCTATCGCCAGCCGCCTGCCGGGCCGGACCCGCGATGCGGCGCTTGGCAAGGCGTTCCGCCTTGGCTGGTCGGTGGCGACACCGGGTGAATTATCAGGGCCGCCAGAGCCTGCCCACACCCCCTCCCAAACCACCCACAAGGATACGCTATCGGGTGGTTTGGGACGGGGGAGTGGGACGGCACAGATTACCGGGACGGAATCGGGCCGGTGCCGCACGGCGAAGACAATGAAGGTGGCGGCATGACCCGGAAGCGATGGACAGCACAAGAAGATGCTGTGCTGCGCGAGGGCCGCGCGGCGGGGCGGACCTATCGCTGGATTGCGGACGGCCTGCCGGGCCGCGATATGGTGGGCTGCCGGGTGAGGGCGCAGAAGCTGGGCCTGGCGGAGAAGCGCGGTGCGGCGTCAACGCCGGCACGCGCGCCGGATTCCAGTGAGGCGGTCCGTGGCGTGCGCTGCGCCGCAGATAGCGGGAAATCTGCGGCGTCTGACTCCTCCTCCGATCCGGCGCTGTTTTCCAATACGCAACGCCTGTGCGCCGCCGCCTGTGCGGCAGAGACCTGTGTGCTGTCGCGCGACGATATCCTGACCCTGCCGGGCCGGAGCGTTGCCGGCGCAACGGGCCGCGCCATGTCCGAGGCGCGCTGGTCGGTGGCGCTGGCCCTGTCAGAGGTCAATGACCGCGACGTGCTGGATATTCACATCGCGCTTGGCTGGTCGGTGAGCCGGTCCAATGCCCGCGCCAGCCTGAAACGCCTGCTGTGCTCTGGATGGCGGGCACTGGGCGTGTCCGCCATTGTCAGCCGGTTGAAAAAGGCCTGTCCCTATCACGACCAGCGTCTGGCCGACGGACCGCCCCGCGATCCGGATCTGGTCTCGGGCCTGACCGGGGATGCGCTGACGGGGCAGGCTTTGATTACCCCCGTCAACTGTTGGAGCGAGGAGGAGCTGGCCGTACTGAAGGCAGCCTGTCCGCGCGGGCCGACCATGCGCCAGCTGGGGAGTTTGCTGCCCGGCCGGTCGGCGGATGCCTGCCGTCTGGAGGCGATCCGTCACGGCTGGTACGTGCCCCGCACGCGCAAGGTGAGCGAGTTCAATGGCGCGGCGGCGCGCCGCGCCGTGCCGGCCGATAGTGATCCGGATGTTCAGTTGGGGGAGGCGCTGACCGCGGCGTATCTGAAAAAGACGGAGGGCCGGGCTGTGCCCTCCCTGTCCGACCCGGTGCTGGATCTGGAACCGAGGCAATGCCGCTGGCCGGTCGGTCAGCCCGGCGAGGCGGATTTCCACTTCTGTTGCGCACCGACCGTCGAGGGCCGGTCCTATTGTGCGAGCCATAAGGCGGCGGCGATCGACCGGGTGCTGGGCCCCATTCACAGCGAGGCCGGGATTCCGCGTTTTCGCCTGCAGAATCGCGGTGCGGGGAGGGCGGCGTGACGGTCTTCGGACAAAAGAAAACCCCGCCCGGTTTGTGTTCACCTGGCGGGGTCTGCCCTTTGCAGGGTCTTGAGGCTCAATGCGTTGCCGCACGAGCAATCGCGCCTGATATATACGCCGCAGCGGCGGATTGCAAGCTAACGCGGCAATCCCAGACCGGCGAGGACGCCCTGTTGCACGGTCAGAAACACGTCGGGCGGCAGTTTCGGTTTGATGTATTTCCGCTGGCCGCCGGGCAGGCGCGGGCCGCGAAACATTTCCAGGCGGGCAAAGCTGACCGTCGCCACCATATCGCATTTTGCCCAGAGCTGCGTGTCCTGAAACGGCTCTGGCGGGGCCTCGTCCAGATTGATCTCCACAACATATTCCACGGCTTTCGGCGGGGGTGTGGTGGACAGCGGAACGACGCTGCACAGGCCGTCGCGATGCGGCAGGCGCGGCGAGATGATCAGGGCGGGACGGCGCTTGACCATTTCCGGCGGTTGAAATCCGCCGCGGCTGTAATCGCAGAGCACAATCGTGCCGGGCGGAAGGGGATAGAGAATCGGCATGCCGATCAATTTACCCGTTTCCGCCGCGCCGCAACCCCGCCGGACGCTGCTCTTCCACAGGAAAGGATGGCGTCATGAGCGGGCCGCGACTTTCCGTCATTCCGGCCGGGGCATTGGCCGACGCGGCCAGTGGCGCATTAAAGCCGATGGATCTACGCGTGCTTTGCGCGCTCGGCACTTTTACCAATGATTCAGGCTGGGCGCGGGTGAAGCAGGACACGCTGGCCGAACGGGCTGGCGCGGCGCGCGAAACGGTGAATCGCTCGATCGCGCGGCTGGTGAAGCTTGGATGGGTAGAAAAACACGCCGGAAAACACGCGGCGGCGTCGTCATCCTATCGGGTGAAACTGGACGTCGATCGGCCACCGGAAAGCGATGGCGACGTATCTGAAAGCGAAAATGCTGCATCTGCTCATTGTGACCGCACGGTCACATCGCGTTGTGACGACAGTGATCACATCGATTGTGACGACTCCGGTCACAACAAGAACGAGTCTTCTAACGAATCCCCCCTTACCCCCCACAGCGATCCATCAGGAGAGGCAGGCGATCGAACCGGCTCGCCCGCTTCCGATGGAAACGGGCGGGCGGCCGGTTCGCCAGACGGGGCAAAAGAGGCTGACCGGGACGGAGCCTTGCCGAAGCCATCGCGCTCCACCGGCAAGCGCCGGAAACGGGCCGCTCCGCCTGCGCCGCCGCCACCGCCACCGCCAGCTGTCACCTTGTCGGAGATCCGGCCGGAGCTGGACGCCCTGCCGCCGGCCGACCGGGCCGTTCTGATCGCCGCGCTGAACGGATATCAGAAACCCGCCACACTGCGTGGCCTGATCGGGCGCTTCACCGTGACCCGGGATGAGGCGACCGGAACGCTGTCGCTGACCACGTTCGACGGCGGCGATGCGGTGCGCCGGTATCTGACCGGGGCGATGGAGCATCTGGGCCTGACCGTGCGGTGCTGGACGCCGGACGGGGTGGAAAGGGCCATCGGCAAGAGGCGGATCAGCCGCCCGGAGGCCGACCCGTGGAGCGTGGAATTGAAACCCGAAATCGAGGAGCGATTGAATGACGCAGCTTAAGGCTTCGGCCAGAGCGCGGGCCGCGCTGGACGCCCGCACCGAGACGCCAGTTGACGGGCCGCGTCTCGCCGCCAGCTATGCCGATGATGCCGTGCCGCCGCGCCGGATCGCGCGGCTGTCCGAGCCCACGCCGGAGCAGATCGCCGAACGGGAGGCGGCCAAGGCAAGGCTGTCCGCGCTGCGGTCCATTGCCGATGATTATGCCCGGACCAGCGGTATCGACTTTGTCCAGGCCTGCACGGCGCTGGCCACGGGAATGGTGCGCGATGGCCGCGTGTTGCGCGCCCTGGCGCCGACCGCGCAGCTGGGTGAGATGGCGGCGGGGCGGGGCCGCAATCCGGGATGGATATCGCCTAGGCAATTGTCGGCCCTGTCGCTGTTTCATGATCTGCACATGGCCCGTCTGATCGGCTGTGGCTCGGTTGATCTGGAGCGGCCCCGGGTGCAGGGCGGCGGGGCCGGTGACATGATGCAGGCGCTAATCCATGGCGCGGATGCCGCCAAGGCCTATTCCATCGCGAGAGAATCGTTTTGTGCCCCCGCCGTGCAGAGAATTGTCGACTGGGTTGTTATCCTGGACCGGCCCATTGATGACTTCAGCCTGTCGCGGGAATTCCCATTGGACAAAAGGGATTACGTGAAAGGCGCGCGGCGTGTGCTGTTGTTGCAGGGGGCATGGGATCTGGCGCGGCATTTTCGAATTTGATGGCGCAGGGTTGACGCCGGGGGCCTCGGCAGCGTATCAAATGCATCAGGTCGCAGAGTTGCGCCCTCGAGAACCCGCCCGGCACCGCCGTTGGCGGGTTTTTCATTTCACCCTTGATCCAACCGACAGGAGTTTGCCATGGCTGATGCCTGCCGCAACTGCGTGCACTGGCGCGACCCCCGCGACGGGCGGGGCGCCGACCGGGCCGGGCAATGCCGGGCCTTGCCGCCGCAAGCGGTCGTCGAGATCGATGAGCGCTCCGGCCGTGCGCAATGGCCGCTGACCGCCGCCAATGATGTCTGTGGCGGCCACGTGCCGTCCGGGCAGGCCGACTCGGAAGCCGATGCGGCCAGCGGCGACAGCGCCCCCGCCGAGGCCAAGACCGGCCTGCTGTCGAAGGTCTTCACCCGGGGCGGCAAAGGCAAGAGCGGAAAGGGCGCGTCATGAGCCGCGCCTGCCTCAATTGCCGGCACTGGTCCTTTCAACGCCAGGGTAATGCCGAGAAGGCGGGCCGGTGCGCCGTGCATGACAAGGTGACGCTTGAAAGCGATGTCTGTGACAAGCATGAGGCGGCGAAGCCGAACCGTTCGCGGGGCGCCAAGGCGAAAGCCTGATGGTCGGCTTTGGACGGACGGCCGTTCCGCTCCACGGCTTCGTACCGGAATTCGACGTGCGTACCAATGCCCGGGCGTTCGAGCGGGGCATGAATACAGTCCAGCGGCAGCAACTGCCGTGGGCCTTGATGACGGCGATCAACTGGACGCTGTTCGATACCATCGACGAAAACAAGAAATACATGCGGCGCGCCATCCGCAATCCGGTGCGCTTCACGCTGAATTCGCAGCGCTACAAGAAAGCCAATCGGCGCGATCTGCATGGGGCTATCGGCTTCAGGGAGTTCGCCGGGAAGGGCGTGGCGGCAGGCAAGTATCTGCGCCCCATTGTCTTCGGCGGGACGCGGCGGCACAAGCGCCATGAGGTGGCGCTGCAGCGAAAGGGAATTCTCGCGGGCAACAAGTTCTTCGCTCCTGCCCCGGGCGTGAGGCTGAATGCGCATGGCAATCTGACGGCCGGGCGGTATGTCGCGATACTCTCTCAGCTTCAGGCCTTTGATGAAGGTGGCTACACGGCAAACCGGACGGCACGTTCGGCCGCTCGAGGCGCGCGGATCGGGGCGACAACCTACTTCGTGCCCCGGCGCAGCAGCCGGTTGAGACGGGGCGTCTATGAGCGGCGCAGGTCCGGGGCGATCAAGCCGGTCCTGATCGAGATCGACACACCGACCTATCGCCGGACGTTCGACTTCTTCGGGGCATCGCAGCGAACATCGCGGCGGATCTTCCCGCCAAAGCTCGCGCGAGCCATGCGGTACGCCAGCCGGAGGCGGTGAGGGGGTCTTTTTGGGTCCTTCCGGCCCCCCGCGGCGCGTGCTTCCTTCC